AAGAGAGCGAGGGGCCGTGCCACGCAAAACTATAGATCTTAAGTAAGGTGGTAGGCGAGTCGGGGATTGAACCCGAAACCCCCGGCTTAGAAGGCCGGTGGTTGAAGCTTTATAGGCCGGTGGTCTAAACACCGTCCTTTACCTCTTGGCAATCCGTCCGTTTTTTGTGTCCAACTGCGTTACTTGATTGGGCTTTCGCCCTTTCTGTAACAACGATGGAACCTCGCCTCCTCACGTGTCTGTGACGGAGGACACAACTGTTATGGTTTTATACCTCTTTTGTCTCATTTCTTCCTGCTCCTTGCTTGTTTTGCAGCTCCGCATCGCAGGCATACCGGATGCAGTAGCGGATCGTATTGGTTCTGTCCCATCCATATTTTTCGGCCAGCTTATCCAAGTCTTTCAGCATGGCTTGTGCCAGCCCCAGGTTGATCCGCGTGATTCCCATGCACACATCGTAAAGGCGCTTTCATGCGCGTGCGTGTGTCAAAAATGTACATTTGCGACGCCCTGCCGTGCGCCCGGTCACATGGGAAAGATCCGAGGTGCGGCCTAAAATGGGACGCGTTCGGAAACATCATCCTACTCAAGCAATAGCGGCAGGTGCGCAAACTCGCAAAGACAAGTTGCAGCACACCGCCGACCATCATAACTGTCCTGCGTGTATCGAGGCTAATTTGCTTTTGATTCAGATCGACTCTGATTTTTCCCGGCTTCCTTTTAGCCAAGCATCTACGCTTTGGATGGCTATACGGAGACAACGCCGAAACCTCAAGCCCCGTACCCACGAATCCAATCAAGGGTACATCGATGCACTTGAGAAATTCTTTGGTGCGATCCGGCTTTGCGACATCACCCCAGGTCACTTGCGTGAGTATCAACTTGCGCGGGCCACCAATAGTCTCTGCATCAACGGACGTGAGCAGCATCCATGGAAGCGCACGGCGGGGCATTCGATTATTAACCATGAAATTTCCGCGCTGGGCCAAATCCTCAAGCACTGCAAGTTGTGGGAGAAAATCCAGCCCTACTATTCGCCGGAGGGCATTCCCAAGTGGAGCCCGCGCGACATTCTTTCAGAAGAGGATGAAGAAGACTTATTCAGCAAGGCGGCAAGCCATCCGGAGGCCGCGCTTGCCTATTGGGTTGCGTGTATCACGAACAACACGACGGCGGCCGGCTGTGAGCTGCGCGGCTTGCGGCTCAAGAACATCTTCCTACGGGATAAAGACGACATCTCCGAGATTTATATCCCGGAGGACGCCGTCAAAAACAACTCGCGGCCCCGCAAGATTGCATTGAACCGTACGGCTCGGTGGGCAGTTGAGCAATGCTACAAACGGGCGCTGGAGATTGGATCGACGCATCCGGATCACTACTTGTTTCCCTTCCGGCTCAACCGGGTGAAGAAAGGTGAGCGGACATCTGTAGGGAATGCCAAGTATGATCCGGCGCGGCCAGCAACGCGGTGGTTTCTGCGCAAGAGCTGGGATAAGCTGCGCAAGGCCACCGGCTTCATCCACCTTAACCCGCATGACCTCCGGCATCAGTGCATCACGCGCCTCTTGGAAAACGGCGTGGAGCCGGAGACGGTGCGGGCCATTGCCGGCCATGTGACCGAACAAATGATGCAGTATTACAGCCATCACCGACGCCAGACCAAATACGACGCGGTGATGGCCATTGAACTCAACGCAAAGGATCGCATTCAACCCGGGCCCCGCATGGTGCGACGGTCCGCGTGATCTAACGCCCGCGCCGTCTCCGGTTCGGTGGCGGCGCGGGCGTCTCTTCCAATGGATCGCAGCCCGCAAACGGATCCTTGGCTTCAAAGTGACACAGGAACGCGGCGTTACAGATGATCGCGGCGGTGTTGTCATCGTTCGCGTTGCCGTGCTCGATGTAGTCAAGCAAATGCTTCATCAGATGATTGATGGTGGCCTTGCGGAACTCGGCGCCGCCCACACGCCAGTTGTTCTCGCCGTGATTCTCCGCTCCCAGCTCCAGACGGCGGCCCAGGGCCGCTACGGCCTCTTTGGGTATCAGGTCAAACCGCTCATTCAATGCGGAACGGGTAGACCCGTCTTCGAACACTGCCTTGCTCATGCTTTCCCCTTTTTGGTTGTGTATCGTACGAAATAAAATGATGGCTTTACTTGTACCGGCGCTCATAGTAGCCCCGGTCAAAGAACGGAAACCACTCAACGCCAAAGCGCGTGATGACGCCGGCGCGGTCCTGGGTGATTTGCATCTCAAGAAAGCCCACGTGCGCGGATAGTTTTTTCTTGCGCATGAAGAGGGATTGATCTTCGGTGCAACCGGCCTGGACACAATGCACCTCGCGCGGAAATCCGTGCTCAAATTTGTGGTAGTGGCCAATGATGAGGACGTGTGGTTTCTCGCCGCCCTGATAGCTCTCCACGAGCTTTTGTGCTGTGTAGCTAGTGGCATAGGCCGAGCCGCCGCCAGGATGCACCACGCGGGCCACAGAGGCCCCGGAACCGCATCGCAGAGAAACGTCCGCCTCTGCATAGCCGAGATAATGCAGATCAGATCGCCCGGCATCCTTGGCGCGCGCTTCCATGTAGCGGCCAATCTCGATGCCCTCACGCTGGGCATACCAGCCCTCGTGATCGTCACCGGCGATGAAGTGTGTGACGATACCCTTGCGCACAGGCCAGTTGTCAATCAGATAGTCAATCTGATTGTCCATTCCAGGCGCGGTCAAGAGTTCCGTCTTGTTGAAGCGGGCCTCACCGTCGATCATGTTGCCGGCGTTGAATACGTGGGTGATGCCGCGCCGCTCGAAATGGTCATAGGCAGCGTTAAGCACGTCCAGGCGCGCGTACTTGCTGCACAGATGATTGTCAGAAGTAATGCCATAGAGCTGCACCTGGCCAGGCTTGGCGTGAAGCTCGAATCGGCCAGGCGCAAGGTTGATGGTGGAGACGGCCTCCAGCACACCGCCGGGGTGCTCTGTGAGCAGCACGCCGCGCTCTTTCATGCGCCCCACAGCGCGCCGGATCGAGGGCGGTGTCATGCCCATCATTTCCGCAAGATCATCGACCGTGACAGGGGCCTGGCGTAAACGCTTGTGAATGTCCGCTTCAAGCTCTGCCGCAGTCTTCTGCGCATCCTCGACCGGGGCGTTGATGTAGCGCATCGCCGTGGTGTTGTGGATGTGCAATTTCTCCGCGATTGCGCGCAAGGACTTACCCTCCGCGTGGAGAGTGCGGATTTGTTTTTGCAGCTTGGCTGAGAGCGGATGGTTCGGCATCAGTGCATCACGATTGTGATGATGTGATAGAGCAGATCAGCACTCACAGCCGCCACGGCAGCAATGCGCAGAATCATCCACCATGCGCCAGCCCCCCGCTGTTTCAGGGCTTCCAGGGCGCCAACGCGCTTCGCCAGATCGTCAACTTGTAATTCCAGGCGCGGTACGCGGCCATGGCTGTTTTCAGCGGTCGCATCACCAAACAGCTTGGTAAGTGTGTCGCGAAGATCGCCGCGCATACCACGCACCTCATTCGTTAGTTCGTGGATGGCGGTAGTGTCATCAAAGGACATGGCATAACTCCCTAAGTTCACTATGCCTACAAATGCAAAAGCCCCGCGAGTGCGGGGCTTATTTGCGGGACTTAGAAGAGCGGAGGCTCTACTTTGTGAATCCACTCGACGGCGGTGTAGACGCCACTCCAAAAGGTGAGCTTCTTTTTTTGCGGGTGGGTGAACTTGTCCGCTTCGAAGGCTGCATCGGCGAGGATCTTATCGCCCGATGCGGTGATGCTCTCCACGTGGTCAAAGGTCCGATGGATAGCTTGATCTTTGAGCAGTGCGTCCAGGTCTGCAACCGCCGCGTCAGAGTGCCCCAGGACGGGCTGCAAGGCGGCAAGCGTGCGTTGGCCCTCACTAAGGGCATCCGCCGCCGCTGTGAGCGTCCCAGTGGCGGCTGTGGCCGTTCCTGCGAGCGAATCCGACAGCGTATTGACGTGCGCGGCCACGCCGGCAACTGTATCCATGGTTTGCTGCGCGGCGCGGGCGGTTTCCTGCTCTTGGCGCTGGCTCGTGACGGCAATATCGCCGAGCTTGACTACGGCCTTGTCGATGTTCGCGAGCGTGCCGCATGGCCCCGGCGCACAGGGACGGTTGATCGTGTCCAGGGCTGCGTTCAGCCGGGCCTCAGTCTCCCCGAGGTCCGTTACGGTCCAATAGACCGCAAAGCCTACCGCACCCACGGCCAGGGAGACCGTGAGCGCGAGGAGGCAGAGCGCGGCTTGTAGAGTGCGGCCCATGTTAGAGCGTTTTTGCTAGTGCGGTGATCTGCGGAATGCTAGCGACAAGCGCCTCCACCGATGCAATCACATTAGTATCGAGTCCGGCGTCGTTCAATTTTGCCTTGACCGCATCCCCGCCCGTGGTCAGCACGGCGGACAGTTCGCCCAGCACGGCGTAGCCGAGCTTTTCGACAGTGAGTGCCAGCGGGCCATAGACTGGCACGTCCGCGGTCACAGTTTCAACGGTCTTCGCGGTAGCGGCGATCTTGGGGATGACGGAAACCACCTTCTGATAGACGGTTGCGAAGAAATGTCCGACACTTTTGAACGTAATCATGCTTGTTTCCGTTTCTGCCGTATGCACGGCTATTGAGGTTAAAGTTTGTCCGGTATCCTCACCGGAAGAATCAGGCGGCCGGTTTCTCGGGCTTAACATGAAACAGGGCAGCGCCCATCGTGGCCACCGTGCCCGCGAACGTGTACAAGTCCTTGTCATTACCGAAGTGAGCGGTGACCGCCAGTCCGGCGGCAAGCAGGAACAATCCGAAAGCCCACACGTTGTCTGCGATGTTACTGAGCATTACTTTCCTTTCTCCGGAGCGTGCCCGGTCCAAAGTTGGTACTCCGCTTCACGCCGCGTCTCTAGCCCAGCGTTTACTTGGCCAGCCGCATGATCCCAAAGCAGGATCTGCGAGGCGGCATCGTCATATCGCCCGCAGTTCAAATCCTTCAGCAAGGTGGAAGAAGCCAGCCGCCCCGCGCCCAGGTTGAAAACGAAATCCACCAACGCATCGAATCGCCCTTGCGTCAGCGTCACCTTGACCATCCGCTCGACAGCCTGCTCCGCGTCGCGCACGTCCGAGGCTAGAAGATTGGCGGCTTGCGTTTCGTCAATGCCATTGGGAAACGACTCGGGATGCAGTAGCCTATGGCCGTAGCCGATAGTTAAGAACCCAGCCACATCGAGATAGGTGCGGCCGCGAAACCCCTCAGACTTTTTTAGTAACGCAAGCCCATCCGCACTCAGTTGCATTGATCACCCCTAAAACAACAATGGCCCAGTTCTGAGAAACCGGGCCATTCTGGCGGTCAATACGCTATCCTCGGTATTCAGGCCGCGCACTGCGCCAACTCCAAATTTTCTCGTCTAACTCGCTGATATAGCTGTAGACTTGCCTGTTTGTACTGCTGTATATGCCCGCCGTCCAAATGTCAAAAGCAGTTAAAGTTTCATTAGTTGGACTAGCATCGGTCGAATCGTATTTAGCTCGTGCGCAAATCCCTACTTGGACCGTACTGAGGTTTGCAACCGTGCCAAGTAAAACGGAAGAGGTACTCTGACTAAGACTCACTCCTCCGAAAGAAGTCCAAGTTGAGCCGCTGTCTGTGCTGTAATAAGCTCCACACGATCCATAAGTTTGGGATGTATCGTTATAACAGGACAGGCTCACGTAGAGTGTCAATCCGCTCCACGAACCAGCAGGAAAAGTAAAAACGCGAGATTTCATATAATACACACTTCCGCTCGAAGGAGAAGCCACGAGTTGTGCCGAACTCGCTCCAGTTGGTCCTATGCCGCTTTTCCCTGAGTAAGTCGCCGTCATCGAAGTGCTCCCTATATTTGTGCCGGAGCAACCTATTGATGTCGTGAGGTTTGCATCCGCAGTGGGGCGATTATATTCGGTCGCCGCCCATCCTACCGAAGCCGCGCAAAGGATCAAAATTGGAATCAGTCTCTTCATTGAAACCTCTTAATATGCAAATGTGAGTGAGCAATTCAATCCTGCCGCCGTAGCGTCCGCCGTTGCCGGAGCAGTAACCGTGAGTTTGTCGCCAGATGCCACCGCTTTCGCGCTGGAAATCGTAAAGGTTCCCGTGGTGCCAGATGCGGCGAAAGCCACCGTACCGAAGCTCGTGCCATTGTCTGCGAGGGTAAACGTAGTGCTGGCTGTCGCCGCTGTCATCAAGTGGCAAAAACTAGCCGCAACCACGGAGTTATACGTTCCCGTGCCTCCCGCCGGAACCGTTCCGGCCACATTGGGATAGAGGATGCCCACCACCTGCGAGGCGGTGTAGACGGTATTGCTCATATCCGCGAAAACCATCGCGTGAGCTATCGTGGCCGCGGCGCCGGTGGCTCCCGTAGCTCCCTGCGGACCGGTGGCTCCGGTTGGACCTGTGGGGCCAGTTGAGCCAGTTGATCCCGTCGGTCCGGCTGGCCCTGTTGCGCCGGTAACTCCAGTTGCGCCCTGCGGCCCAGTTGCTCCCGCCGCGCCCGCCTGTGCCAGCAATTGCCAATAGGCAGTGTTGGTAGGCAACTGATTTGTGTTGGCCACTGTGGCGATATACGACGATCCGCCATAGCTCACAGCATCATAGGTCGCATACGAATTCGAACTGCTCCACGCGCCGCGCCAGTTAGTTGATCCGCCCGATGGACCCATCGGCCCTGTTGCGCCGGCGGCTCCGGTTGAGCCTGTCGGTCCGGTCGCTCCTTGAGGAATAGTAAACACGAGCGAAGCGGCGTTAGATGATCCGACATTCACCACTGACGCGTTTGTCCCGGCTGCGGCGGTAATCGTCGAGCTGATTGCTATGGTGGCAGCCGTACCGGCCGCGCCCGTGGGACCGGCTGACCCGGTGGCCCCTGCTGGGCCAGTGGCTCCCACTGGCCCGGTCGCACCGGTTGCACCGATGGGACCCTGAGCGCCGGTGGCCCCGGTAGTGCCGGTCATCCCTTGCGGGCCTGTTGTGCCCGTTGCGCCAGGTGCGCCCGCCAGCGCCAGCAATTGCCAATAG